CATACGGGCACACCTTGCCCCATCACCATCGCCCGCGCTCCACGGCCGCCTTCTCCTCTCGCCAGTCCCTGCCCGACTGGATGATTGAGGAGACCAAACGACCGTCGACATTGAAGGTTCGGGTGATGACAGTCGTTGCCGCATCCTCACTCACGGGATTCCCCTTCTCGTCCTCGAAGCTCGTCTCTCTCCGCAGTTCTTTGCTCATAGCGATCTCCTTCAGTCGGTGACGATAACCTGACAACGGCAGTTCCCGCTGAAGCACGTCTTTCCGTTCCGACGGACCCATAGCACATGGTTCCGCGGGAGTTCTACGTCATAGACCATGCCGTCATACGTGACCTCGTCCACCTTTATCCCGCTGCCGCTCCATTGCTTATGCGCCGTCCTACTCTTGCACCACGAGACGACAATAAGGTCTTCGTTTATGGTGTAGGTCCCGTTCTTGAATTCCTGGCGCTTCCCTTTTGTCCTCTCGATCCTGAATGACGGATGCCCGCCGACCTTGAGGATTAGTTCGCCGAGGTCGTCAGAGAGGCGTCTGCTGGTGGTATAGTAGACGCGCCCCTCTGATCTAATGCCCTTCTCCTTCCAGAACGTCCGCCTAATAGATCCATCTCCTATACTGTACGCCTCAAGGAATATCCTGATGAGCCTGGACGAGAGCATCTTGATCTCATCGGGGATATACTTCTCTGCCGACTTCCCGAACTGCATCAGGTACTTCCCGAGCTGGGCGCTGAAGAGATAAATCTTCTCCTTCCCGATGTCTACCTTGACGGGCATGCCGCGTAGACCAGCGACCATCTCCGACTTCTTGGGGTCAGTCTTCGCAATCGCGATCTGATATGTCCTGCCCCTGCGAAGCGTCACGCATCCATCCGATAGCCAGTAGGCCATGAACCGACAGAAAGCCTCGGCGGGGATGGCGAGGCTATTGATATTCACCACGGAGGAATCATCGCCTGACCACTGGGCTGTGCGCGGTATCATGAACTCCCGCCTTCTGGCGACCTCCCTCAGGGGGGCTATCCTCCAGGTGATTCTGCTCCTATCGGAGTAATCGTCCCGTAAGCCGTAAATCTGGTCATGGTCCGGCGTGGCGAGTAGATCAAACCACCGCGAGTGCAGATGGTACATCGGCCCTACATGCTGGTAGGCGATGAACCTGACGAACGGCAGCCATTCGATCCGCATCGTCTCGGGCGATATGCTGAGGATCTTCTCATCCCCTTCGAGTTCCTTGAACAGCATCCAGCCCCTCGATGTGTAGACCTCCGTGTCGTCCGAGTAGCAGCGCCCGTGAAAAGGTGGCATCCCGATCCCGCTGTTCTGAAGGCTCTCGCTCCCGCGCTACCCGATGTAGTTCGCACGGCCACCCTTCATGTAGTAGGCGTCCTTATGCTCCTTGTCCCACCCGAGCCATGGCGTCGTTTCCTTTACCGCTTCTGGATCCTCGAGTCCGAATGTGCTCTCCATCGTGGATATCGACTTCGCCACGGAGAACTCGCGACCGTCCATGAGCAAACAAGTTTCACAGGTACGTTCATCCGAAACCGCGAGTACCCGGAACGTCTCGAACCCCGCCTCTTTCATCGACGAGAGACACGCCCACGTCCTCGCGCGGGTGCTCACGGAGGATGCCACCACGTCCCAGTACCGGTAATTCTCGAAGGCAGCCCCGAGGCCCTCTTTGAGAAGCGCCGCTGTCTGGTCCCGACCGAGCCCGGCTTCCATCGCCTTGCCGATGACCCCGCGCGCCTGCTCAATCATCGGCCCTTCGTAGTAGTTGCCGATCCAAAGTGCCGGTTTACGTGCGAGCCCTTCCAGCGCCTTCGCGTCCCGTAGCTCCCACGTCATTGTCCAGTCGGCGGGAAGGTCGAAACCAGGTCGCTTGCCGATGTACTTCCTCGCCAAGCTAATAATCCCTCCGGCCGTCTCCTCCGTCACCGGGACGGCAGACTCAGCAATCGCAGCGCCGATCTTCGGGAAGTGCTCCTCGACGAGCTCAACGAGGGCCTTCGCGGCCGCGCCCGTCACCTCGAAGTCACTGTCGAGGAAGGCGGCGATGATCTTCTCGGCCTCGCTGCTCTTCAGTTTCGCGATCCGCTGGAGCTGGTCGGCGAGCGCCACCTCCATCGCCACGAGGTCACGGTTGACGAGGGGGTTTTTCTCCTTCTTCTTGGCGCGCTCGACCGCAACGCCACCGCAGAGGATGTAGTCGATGGCCTGATCGATGCGCAGCCTGTCGGCGGCGTCCATACGATCTATTTGCTCGCAGAGGTAGCACATCATTCGTTCCCCGCTTTAATCGCATTCCGGCAATCCTCGATCCACCTGGTGATCGTCTCGAGGTCCATCTCGATGAACAGGTCAACGGGGACCGCAAACGGATCCCCGTCGCCGTTGTTGCAACAGCCGCACCGGATGACCACCATGTTCGCGATGCGCTCGTACTTCCACCCAGGCGGCAACGCATACTTCCCGCGAGAGAACTCGATGATCCGGTCGGCAACAACCGCCGCTTTCCCAAGGAGGTATTTCTGCTGTTCCTCGCGCTTGGTCATGCAGCGTGCTCCTTTTGGGAATTCTCGCGGATATGGAGAAGCGTATCGAGAAACAGTTTCGTCATTCCCTTCGCCGCGCTATCCTTCGTCTTCTCGGTCAACGTGAACCCGCCGGCACCGCCCATGAACCCTTGCGCACGCAATTCCTCAAGAGTGATGGGAAGCGGCTGATTTCCCCACGGTTCCGCGATCTCCGGGATGGAGTCGTTGAATGCCCTGTTATAGAACTTCACGAGCATGTTCGGGTTCACTCCACCGTGCTGCCCGAGGTAGTTGAGGATCCGCGCCTGCTCCTCAAAGTCCTGAAGCTCGGGCTTGTTTGAGACGAACTTCCAGTACCGGATCCCCATATTCGGCAGGATGAGGCGGTTGATCATGAAGTCTGTTTCATTCCGTTCCGGAGAGAACACCTGCTCCTCGGATACCCGGCGGGCCGTGTCTGCAGTCGCTCGGGTGTAGTCCGTGCTCCTGCCCCGGAAAATGGCGGGGAGCCTGAATGCAGCCGCGATCGCCTCCTCATTACTCTTGAGATACTGCTGGTGCAGCATATCCTTCGTCTGGAACTGGGTCATGGGCTTCACGTCGAGCCGCGGGATCCCGGGCTTCTCAATAGCACCGTCGCCTGTGCCCTGTGCGATTGCTTCCACCATGAGGATCTTGAACATGGTGTCAGGCTTTCCTCTCATCGCGCGGATCTGCTCTCTGATCTTCTCAACATCGAGCGGCGCCCCCATCGCAAAGAGCCACATGGCGGGGNNTCCCGTATCTTCTCAAGGTCGATCTTCGCCCCCATCGCAAACAGCCACATCGCAGGGATCATGTTCGAAAGGAAAAGCCGGTAGTTGACCTTCTCGGCCTCATTCGATCCGAGGACGGCAAGCATGGCCCCTGCGAAACGCGGCAGGCCGTAGGGCGTTGCCGGCGAGTAGTTGCACTGGTGGATGACTTCGGTCGCCAGATCGGCCCTGCTGGAGTTGGGGAGATACTCACCCGTCCGCGCGCTCACGTTCCGCGGATCGCCGAACTCCTTGAAATACACCTTCCTGCTTCCGCGGATCTGGACGAAGCGCCGGAAATATACTTCCTATCTCACCTCTTTCCAGGTCCAATCCTTCTTGAGCCGTCTCGTAGTGATGACAGTGGGCTTGTCATCGAGCGGCAGAAGTCGCATCTCGTGAGAAGGGAGCGGCCACCCCCCGGCAAACATGCCGGCTCTATTCCTTACACACTCGAGGTAGCAGCTTGCGGTATATTCCCTATCCTTGCGAAGCTTCCGGCGCACGGAGGTCAGGGATTCCTTGGGGTTGAAATAGTCGAATGTCTCCTCGACGAGCTCCAGCTCGTCATCGATCGACAGTTCTCCCTCCTTGCTCGGCTTGTCCTTGAGCCGATCGAGCTCTTTTTTATCCGTGATGAGGCACTCAAAATGATAGCCGTGCCCCTCGATATTCACCTCGTATGCGTCAACGCACGATGCGAGCGTCGATGAAATGAGGGGGAGCTGGACGAGTGCCCCGAGCGGTAGAAGCGGCTCGATGACCTGGTTCTTGGCGTACATCGACTCAAACGGGTCATTCGGCATTGCCTGCGTCGGCTGTATGTCAGGGCCGCCGGTGATGAGCGCTACACGAGTGAGCTTTTCGCCTGTTTGCGCTACGAGAGATTGAGCCTCTTTTTTTGCGCCCATTTGCTTGTCTCCTGTATTAGATGCTCACAGCAATTCGACCCGCGATGAATTCGTCCCTCTCGATAGAAGGTTATGCTTTTGTGCTTCCCATCCATGGACCAGATACCTCAATGCATCCGGCCCATGGTCATTCACTTTCTCTTGCATCCCGGTTAGTACCCCAGTAGATGTTTTATCGCTGTGGAGTTTCACCATCTGCCGAATAAGCGTTCGGCAGCGTGGAGAGAAAAATAGCCCAGCCGTTATTACGCCATTGGCATCCCTGCGTTTCTGTAGTCTGGTCCTGATTGCCTGATAACCCCTCAGCACCACGGCTTCCTGCGGGACCCCTGTTGTGTAATGCATCGCCATGCCGATACGTGTCCCAGCCACGGGTG